ATTAGAATAGAGGGGGTCGATGAATGATAAGCTATGGCGGATCAAGAATCGTGAGCACAGCAACCGTAGACGATGGGACCACCGGCGGGAAAGAAGAATCTGCAAAAAACTTTATTATTAGAGCTACTCCGGAGATGAGCGGATTGACTTTGGATCACGTAGAGGGTGATTCGGGCTTTTACGATAAGGTCGCATCCTCTCCTGTGTTCGTTTCAGATAAGGGTTATTGGAACGGTGTTAGCTGGATATGGCCTGAAGGTGGGGGTGATGAGGGATGAGACTACAAAAAACATCGGATTATGTTAGGTGGGCGTGCTGCTTGGCCGTAGTCGTATTATGGTTTGTTTTCCCGCAATGGTATGGGTGGGTCCCCAGCCTGTTGGTTCTCGTTCTTGCTGCAATCGAAATACAGGAGATCATAAATCGCAACACCCAAAAGAAAATGAAACTGCTGACTTTACTGGTAGAGGAGATAGGGGTGCAAGCATTCCACACAGGATTAAGGATGACAGGAGGACCAAAATGCAAGAATTAAGTGCAATCTTTCCAGAAAAAGTAAAAGTTTACAACGAGATCGTGGATCTGATGGTTGATATGATTGCCAAACAACCCACAAAGCCTCATGTGGTCAAGGCTCTTGGCCAAAGACTGTCAAGGCTTGGCATCCAACTGTTTATCATGGCGCCGGATAAGGTTGTCGTGGCGTACCTGAAATGGCGGACCCTTGCCTCAGTCGGTGAAAATGCCGAAGAGATTGTGAAGGCGTATGCAGAGATGATCCTTGAAATGAGGAAGGACATCGAACCTACAACCACCTGCGATGTTGAGACCGCTTTGGACCTATGGGGATAAAAATGAGGATTATATCGAAATTCGACTATTATGATTCAGTCCAAGGGTATGGGTTCGATCCGACAGTCATTATCACCAACAGTCACTTTTTACTTGACAAACGTGAAAAAGTTTTTTATGAGGAGGCTATTGCATTACTTTTAGTTATGCCTTTATGAAGGATTTCAAAGAGAAAATACGGTGTAATAAGTGCAAAGGGATACTGTTTGTGGTCGCAGACAGGAATCTCTTGGACAAACGCAGGGGGATAGAAATTAAATGTAAAAAGTGTGGACATATAAATAAGTTCTGACAGGTAGTTTGAGCGCTTCGAGCGCCGCATAAAACCTTCCGCTAAGTGAGCTTTTCGAAAGCCCGGATGGAGAAAGAGACAATCTTTCCCCGCCCGGGCTTTTTTTATGGAGATTAGATGTCAGTATCCACAGTCCTACAACCAGGGGACAGCATCCCAACGAAGATTGAAGATATCCCAGACGAATATCTGGAGGCCATCTTCAGGGAGATCCCCGGGATCAGCATGAGCACCCCGTGGCAGTACGACCCAGGGACCGGATCTTATGGGGACCCGAGCGGACGCACCACAGACGCAGACGGTTATTCTGCTACCCTGGCGGATGGGAAAGACGAAAGTCCCGCCACAAGGGAATACCTTCAGGAGCAGTGCTGGCTCAAGTTCCAGCGCACACCTCAAGTCAATACAGCTATTCGTGGTCTGGCAGGTCGCATGAGCGGCTACGGGTTTGAATCAGCCAGCTCCGACATTGAGCAGATCCAGGACGCGATTGAAGAGATTGAGCTTGATCCCAGGAATAGGCTCTACAACTTTTGGCCAAAATACACGGTTAGAAGCATTATCGAAGGGGAGTTACGAGTATGTTGCACCGTCCATAACGACGGTTTCATCGAGATAGATTTTATTGATCCTTCCTGTGTCCGATCATCCAATGTCGAGAGCGGCATCATCTACCATCCCTTTAAGACGACCATGCCTTTGATCTACTGCATCAAGCGAGACGATGACTCGGTAGAAGAACAGATCCCATCCATATTCATTGCCAGATACCCCGAACTCATGGCCATCGCCAAGAAACAAAAGGGGTTTTCTAACGATGCTCTCAAGGGAAGTCGGAAATCAAAATTCAAGTCTATCGGCGGGTTCAACCGCTTCATCATCGAATGGGATAAATCCTACATCACAAAAAGAAATATCGGTCATTCCAGGACCATTCTCGAATGGTTGAACCACTGGGAGAACCTCAAGAAATACGAGATCGACCACAAGAAATCGGCTGGAGCGTATGTCTACACCTTCCAGTTTACCGATATCCGATCGTGGATTGAGTGGTTGAGGATGTCTGATGACGACCGGCTTAAGACGGGGATCGCTGCCCCCAAGACCCCGGGGAGTTCGTTGGTTCTTGGCCCGAACATGGAAGCGAAGGTCATGAACCCGAACCTCCCGAATATCTCTGAATCTGACACCGACATCCTCCATCAGGTCACAAGCGGGCTGAATGAAGCGGCGGACGTTACCACCGGGCAGTCCTCTGGGACTTTCGCCAGTGTCAAGGAAAGTCGCGGACCCATGAGCGATCGGGTGAGTGATGAGGTCAGCTATTTCGAAAAGTTCTTGAGATACGATTTTTGGGGTGGGGTGTTCTTCCTGAAAAGCAAAGTTAGCAAGTTCCCTGAAACATTCAAGGTTAGGGAAGCCGTTTCGTTCAAAAACAAGGAGCCCATATTCAAGGAAAGGGATGTCAAGCCAGAGCGACTCATCGAAATCAGTTTCCCTACGAGCGAGACCAACGATCCCGAGGCAAGGTCGAGGGCATTCTTTGGTTCGAAGCATGCGTCTTTACATGACACGGCCGGCATCCCATTGAGTGAGCTGGTTAAGAAGATGGGCTTTGGAAATCACAGGAAACTGCGACTCCGATACGAGACTGAAAAGGAAATGTATCCGGAACTCCCTTTGAACATGGACGCTGAATCTGTGCAGGAAACACTACAGGCTGAACCGGCGCAACCGAAACCAGGGGAACCTAAGAAAGACGGCAGTGGCGGCGGGACTCGGGACAACAAAGGTCGCGGGGACACGCCCCCGGCAGATCAGGAAAAAACAGGCAAAGGCAAAAAGGAGAAGAAAAGTGGACAAGATGGTGCTGAGTAGACTGGCAGGTAAGGCGATCAATACGCCGCTCATGATTCTACCGGACAAACTTCAGGTGATCCTTGACGTGATCGGAGGACGTATTGGTGCCGATGACGTGGACATTAAATCGATTGGGTTCGCTGCTGCCGGGGAAAGACAGGTGATCACCGCTCCTAAATCGATTGCAGTGGTCCCAGTGGTTGGCTCCCTGGTTCACCGAACGCACGGATTGGATGCCATGTCAGGTCTCACGACGTATGACGACATCCGGAACGACTTCAAGGCCGCTCTTGCCTCCGATGCAGACGCGATTCTTCTGGACATTGACAGCCCTGGTGGAGAAGCCGCCGGGGTGATGGACCTGTCTGACGAGATTTTTCAAGCCCGTGGAGAGAAACCCATTTATGCCGTGGCGAATGAGAGTGCGTTCTCTGCCGCTTACGCGATCGGGTCCGCTGCTGATCATCTCTTTGTTTCAAGGACGGCACACGTTGGGTCGATTGGCGTGATTGCGATCCATCGTGACCAGTCGGACGCCGACGCCAAAGCCGGCGTTAAGTACACGGCCATTTATAAAGGGGATAGGAAAACCGATTTAAGCCCTTACGCTCCGCTTTCCGATGAAGGCAAGGCGATGCTCGAAGAGGACGTATCGGATCATTACGAATTATTTACCGCAACCGTAGCACGGAATCGGGGAATGAAAATAGCACAAGTTATTGCAACTCAGGCTGGGATTTTTATGGGCGAAAAGGCAGTGCAAAAGGGTTTGGCCGATGAAGTCGCCTCATTCAGTGAAGTGCCTGGGATCATACTGGCTGAATTGAATGGCCAACCAACCCAAAAGGAGGTGATGCACGTGTCTAATGAAGCTCAAGGAAATCTTAAACCAGAGGACGATAAAAACGAGGAGGTGAAAACCATGAATATGCAGGAACTCAAAACGCAGTATCCGGATCTCGTAAGCTCGATTGAGGATTCGGTGAAAGGGCAATTAACCGAGCAGTTTGAGGAGGACAAAAAAGCACTCATGACTACTCACGATCAAGAGCGCGATGAAATGAAAGCTACTTTGCTCAAGTTGGAAAAAGCCGAAGTTATTCGCCAGGAAAGGGATATGAAGGCCGAAGCTGACAGAATATGGGCAAAAGCGTTGACCGATGTCCCGGACCGGCTGCATGAGAAAGTTGAGGCGCAGGTGGCTTATGACAAGTTCGTCGATAAGGGCGTGCTGGATAAGACCGCGTTTGCTGAAGCTGTGCAGGCAGAAGTCGAGGATTGGGAAGCTCGTGGCGCAACGTCAAAAGTAATGGGTACTGGATTCTCATCCAAGGATGTTGAGGATGACGAAACCAAAGCCAACAGCAAGCTGGAAAAAGAAGAAGACGAACTGGCTGATAGCCTGTTTGCCGCTTCCGGCGCAAATAGAGAGGAGGTGAAGTGATATGCCGTTAGGACAAACTCCATACATTAACAGGGGAGGGCAGGAGGATCTGAAAAGACTCTTCTACAGTGACCCCGACAAAGCGTTCGCGCGAGCGATCACGATTCCCGCAGGTTACGGTGTGATTAAAGCCGGAGCCATCATGGGGATCATCACGGAAAGTACCAGCCGGGTTGGCCAGCATGTGCCTTATACCGGGATTGACGCGGCAGGTAATGTAGCTGCGGGTATTTCCAACTTGTTTGGTGCGGCTTTTTTGGTGACTGATCCGTCAACGGGTACCGATGGGTATGTGACCATGGACGACAGTTACAAGTTTGCCGTTGGCGATCATCTGGTTGCCGGTGACAGTGACCTTGATGGGAATACGGATTTGGGAGCTATCACCGCCATTGATCGGACGACTTACACTCATATGGCAAAAATTACGGTGACGAACGCTTTCGGTTCCGAAACCATTGCCAAGGGCGCGGTCATTACCATCCAGTCTGCTGCTGCGACTCCATTTGTGGCCGCGACTGGTGTGTTGAAAGCTGCCGTGGATACTGGTGTGGGCGAAAACGCCAAGGGCGGACAGGGCGTATTGATTATCAGCAACGCGATGCTCTATTCAGCAAATCTTTATAACTGGAATGCGGATGTCGTAACTGACATTGGTGGCTCTGACAGCACTCCGTATTACATTTTTTAATGAAAGGAGGTGAGGTGCTATGCCTACAGGAATTAACGATATACCAGCACTGAGATTAACCGTGCTGAATAAGCTGATCACGAAGTATATGCGGCCACCGAATCTGATTCTCAGCAATATGTTTCGGGACGTAAACTATGAAACCGATAACATCGAGTGGGAATCTCAGATTGGAAGCAGGGGATTAACCCCGTTTGCCGCTGAGGATGCGGAATCTCCCGCTGCAGCCGTCCCTGGAGTGGGCGAGAACTCTGCTCACGCGGCGTTCTGGAAAGAAAGGACCTTCTTTGGTGCTTCCTTTCTGAATAACATCCGACAACCCGGGACTGACCGTATGTACCAGAAAGCGGCCAGGACGTTGGCGAATCAGTCCAGAAATCTCAGCAATAGAAGTTACCGCCGAGAGGAATGGATGCGGGCGCAGATGCTTTGCAACGATGGATTCACCTACAAGGATAAGAACGGGGTGTATTTGACCCTGGACTACGGTATTCCGGATGATAACAAGGTTTCCCTCGCTACGGATTATAAGTGGGGAACTGGCACCAAACGGAAACTCCTTGAGGACATCTTTGACGCCAAACAGGTAGTCAGTGATGCGAATGCCGGAGTTCTGAGTAACGCCATTTTCACCAGCGAAGTCCTTCAGCTTATGCTGTTTGACGATGACATCCAAACACTGCTTCAGAAATCCGCTTTTGGCCAGGGTGATCTTTTTGCCAACCCGACCGGAGTAATTGGGAACCTACTCGGCATTGGTACAATGTACCAGTACGACGAAGCGTACCAGATTAGGGCTTGGTTGACTTCAGCTCTGGCTGCCGGCGCTGGACCTCATACGGTTTCTGTGGATTCGACAGTGGACTTTGAAGTTGGTGGCACTCTGACGGTTCTGGATGTTTCTGCGAAAACAACCGAGACCTTAACTATTTCGGCGGTGAACACCAATGCCGGAACCTTAACCGCGACCGGGACATTGGCGTCATCTTATAAGTCTGGTGACGATTACGTTTACATGACCAAGAAGTTTATCCCCACGGATAAGTTTATTATGTGGGCGGATAATGTAGACGGTGAGCCGATCGCAGAGTTTATGAAAGCCCCCCATGAGTTGGCAAGGAAATGGGGCCAGCAGTTGGATCGTTGGGAAGTGAAAGATCCTGACGGAATGTTCCTGCGTGTCGAGGATAAAGGCCTTCCCGTGCTTTATCATGAAGACGCGATTTATCAGTTAACTGTGGCTTGAAAAAGGGGGTGATCTGAATGAGACAGAGACAAGGACCATACCCCACTCCTAAAGCCCGTAAGCAGTGGGCGGCGAATGACGCTTCGCCCATGCTGGCGGTTGTTTCGGGGGAATTGACCGTTAACCAATCCGGTGTGCCTTTGGGTGCCTGTAATGTGGCGGGGAAGGTGTCTGATGTTTGGCTGTCTGTTGGTCAGAGCGGGAAGGACGATTCAGCTACGTTGTCCCTTACCGCTGATGTGCTGATTAACGGAACGTCGTGCTTGGGTACTGCTCCGATCATTGCTCATGTGAGTGGTGAATCAAGCACCAACAAAACCACGAAGGATGATGCTGATACCGGCGTGACGCAGGCCGCTATGGATGCGGACAACAATGACATTTCGTATGGAGACGTTCTGACGTATGACATGGCGCTGACAAGGACCGCGACTCCAACCACGGAGATGGGTACTTTCACCATTGTTGTTGAACTTGAACCTACTTAACAGAGGATCAATCGATGAAAATCGAAGTCTTGAAGACATTAAAAGGATCTGCCCTATGGCGTAGGGGGACGGTATTTGACGATACCGTCGCCCCTATTCCAGGGGGCATCCTTCAAGAAGTTAAGAATAATGCGGATACCGTAAGAATTGTAGCGGCATCCCCATTTGCCAAGGCCGAGAAACCAATTGCCGAGGCGGAACCAGATAACGAGATCGATATTCCAGTGGAGCCGATTCCTGAGATACAGGAAACAGTACAGGAAGAGGAAGCCCCGCAAGAGACAGAACCTCCATTTGTTTTTCCGGAGATGGAAAGGCTCATCGAAACATATACGTCTATGAGAGCAGTCGCTGATTTGCTTAACGTGTCACCATTGACTGTCTCAAACTGGCGAAAGGGGAAAAGTTCTCCCAAGGCCAGTGCATTGCGCCTTATTAAGAAGGAATACAGGAAGGTAACGACCGATGACCAGAGATGAAATGGTTACGCAGCTCCAGGCCGAAGTGAAGGGTTTAACCGGGAGCCTTGTAACTGCTGATTATGGAAATGCGATTGATGCCGCTGAAAGAGACACTGGCTGGGATCTGCCGCAGACCACAGAGTTTAGAATCAAGTGGCTGCTGGATCGTTCGAAACGCCATTTGTTTTTCTTCCTTTTATCAGAATCCGCAGCAAAGTTCCGCTTCAAAGCCATCCATCTCCAGCATAAGTTTGAGCATTATCGTGCATTGATTAAGGACATGGATGATCGGTTTACTGCCGCCCAGGAAGACTTCGCCTTTGAGTTCGCAGGGGTAAGTTCTTATCAGTTGGCCGGCACGAAGATTGATGCAGGGTTTGCTTACGATGGTACGGGTCGTGACTTAACGTATGACAGCGATAACACAGTGATAATTACGCCGAACGAGAATAGTTGATTGAATGGACGAAGCCAAAGAGTGCTGATAACACGCTTCGGCTTCTAACCACGAACACCTAACAGGAGGTAATCATGGCTAAAGAACCAGTAACACACTTGGGCGTTTCTTGTCAAACCGAAAAGGTTATCTACAGTCACAGTTCTTCTGAGTTGGAAAATGATACGAGGTTTTATGTTTACGTCTTCAGAGATGAAAAACCCTTTTACGTCGGGAAAGGTCACATGAGACGAGCTTACCGCCACGAAACAAACGCTGTTAATAACACGTATAACTTCCCTGTCCCGAATTACCTGAGAAAATGCTGGAGGAATGGGAGATACGTTTATTGCGATATCGTTCGGTTTTTTGATTCTGAAGAAGCCGCTCTCGACTATGAAGAGGTCTTAATCCAGAGGTACGGAAGAAGAGACCTCGGAGCAGGAACTCTTGTGAATCTAACAAACGGTGGAGAGAAAAACGCTGGGATAGTCAGGTCGGAAGAATGGTGTCGTAAAAAGTCTATCGAAGTGAAAACCAAGTTTGCTGATCCTACGAATCATCCAAGATACGGAGCAACGCTCTCGCAGGAAACGAAAGATAAAATCTCGAAATCCCTGATGGGAAACATACCGTCGCCTGAATCCATACGCAAAGGGACACT